TAAGCGATGTTTGCCTTGTACTGACATTACGTCTCCTTAAAAAGTTTCAAAAGAGGTAAGCCATTTACCTTCGTACTCTTTAACATAGTCTACATTAGAAGTAGCCCCGATATATGTGTATCTTGTGACAATACATGGGTCGTTGTTTTTAGCCTGAATACCGGCCACATAAAGATATTCCAGACGACCACTTCCATCAAAGATTTGCTTTGATTTTGTATACTCATTTAAAGCCGTCTTTATGATGGCCGTCTTGCTGTTTACTAAGTCTATATCTGTCGCCATTTAATCTCCGATGACGATAACTCATCTGTAATAATTTCCATATCTTTAACGCCAATTTCATCATGAGTTTCTTTGAGCCTATACTCAAGGAAATTCTCAATGAATCTGGACCCAAGCTCGGTGCATATAATAGCTCTTTTGTAGTTGATGTTAATACCGTTTAAGATTAAACCAAAAGGTCTTAAAAAAGCCGAAAGTCCTATAATTAAAACCTGTAAGTATCCGTAACGAACTCCCACCATTCCTTCAAGCCACTCGATAACCGCTAGACTTTTATTATCGGGAACCTCTATCTCTAAGGTCTTCACTGGATCATATAGGTTTAACCACTCATCATAAGGGACTATTTTTCTAGATTTTGGAGCAACAGCTTCAAATACAGTCTTTGAAAAATCCGTTTCCAAACAAATAGCAAAGTGTCCCGCCATAGACCTATCAACCATCCGTATAAGATAGTTGACGGGTTTGTGTAGTCGGAGCTTGGAGTTTGCAAATATGAAGTAGACCTTCATTACTCCTCTTTAATATAGTTAGATTCTTTTAATTTTTCGTTTATTAGCGTTGTAATTTCAAGCAACCACCAATCAGGGTTTAACTTGCTCAGCTCCTCATCGGTCAATGCCATTACAAAAATTTGTGGTGCCCCTGATGGTTTAATGTTAATTGTTTGTGCTGCCATCACTCTTGCCCACGAATAGAGACATAATTAACTACTGCACCCGTACCTGCTGTAGAACATCGAAGTCTTGCAAACTTCATTAACATATCTGTTGAGAACGTGACTGTTGTAGTACCTGGAGCCGCCGTAAGGGTAGCCGCAGTATCATAAAAGTTCACGCCGTCTTCACTTCCTTGCAATGTGAATATTGGATTAACTGTTGCACCTGCCGCGCTTGACTGCGTAATTGTTATTTTAGTAGTTCCTTCAACATTAAAGGTAGATCCGTTTGCTAATTCGTTACCAGTTAAACCTCTGTCAAAGAAATTTCTGATTATTCTTCCATCGGTCATTGAAACAGTTCTAGCAATTGCGCGCGCGAACCTCGGTAATGTTCCACCTAATTTCTGAACATATCTTACTGATAAACCTGATATTTTTAAACGAGGTGACTGATAATATCCGGTAGCTATAATTCTTGGGAAGTGGTATATATCGACAAAATTGACGTTATCATTGCTTTCCTGAACAACTACATCATAAGTAGGGTTAGTTCCTGATATCGTCGTGACTGGAATAGTTACAGTGATTGAGTGTATATTTACCGAGGTAAATGCAGTCGTTGTTGCTGATGCGGATTGTGTAGCGGCGGCAACGTCTGTTATCAGCGCATTAGTAAGACTCGCCTGTGCAACATTCAACACTGTTCCGAGGGTTCCACCGTCGACCACTACCCCGCGATATTGAGAGTCTTGTTTAAAAAATGAGCTTGCTGTTACAGTACCTGCAAAAGTGCTAGTTGTGCGAACTCGGATGTATCTATATTTTATTAACGCTGAAAAATTTAAAGGTATGTTTGCGCTCGCAGTATAAGAACTAGAAGAATTAATAATAGCGGTATCAATCATTCCCAACATTGTAGCACCTGTTGTTGAAGTATTATCGTTCGTTTGTTCTAAAGCCATAGTAAAAGCCGATGTACTTATAATACTTAAAGAAACTTGACTGAAATTCTGCGCATCGAACCAATCAGAGGTTGACGTAACACCCGTTAATAAATTTGTATTTAAAGCCGGAGCCGTCGCTGTAATTGTGACGGGCGTACCACTCGCGTTTACTGTCGGAGTTGAGGCCACAGGCAAAGCGTTGCCAAGTTCAGGCGTTTTACTATCAATGCTAGTAATTGAAGAATTTGTGACAGGGACTGCGTTAGTCACCTCGACTCTTAAATCACCTATGCTATTTAATCTTAATTCAGCTTGTGAATTGTCATTTAATAAGATGTCAGCCGATCGGTAAGTGCCTCCGACTAATAAATCATTAACTGCGGCCCCTGTTGAAGAATCTCCGTTTTCAACCACAGAAATCGAAGTAACTGAACCAAAAGCTTGAGTGTTTGTGTCGATAGCATCTAATTGTTTAGATTCTGTCACATTCACGTAAGGAGCAGCTGTCATTGAAACATAAACTGTATAATTTATAGTAGGTGTGCCGACCGAAGTAATACGCATCTGTGTCCCAGTAGCCGGATATGCGTAAGTTGTGCTAGAGAAATTAATACTTGCTCCACTACGTCCGCTTGTAACTTCGTAACCGTTGACCGTAGACCACTCTGCGCTTGAAGTTGCTCTTGTTTGTACTGAAGTCGGTGAAGTATTATCAATAAAATCAACTGATATATAAACAGTACCACCACCGCGAGAGTCAAAAATATAATCAGGCGTCACGCCTATGCTTACTGCGAAAAATTCTTCAAAGAACTCTTGATTTTTTTGAGTCGTTTTTAAATTTGCAATTCTATCAATTTGCAATTCTGATTGATCTCCATCTGTTAAAGTTGTCGGTGCTAGGTTGTAAATCCCTGCAACTAATTGAGTTTGATTTGCATGACCCTGCCCAGGCCCTGCGTTAGCTACTGTGTCAATATACGATCTTTGCAAAACATCGTTCGTGATGCTTTCAATATTATTCAAACTCGTATCAATCGAATTTAAAAATGTAGTCTGTGTTTGCTGCTCTGTTAGCGTCGCTGCATCTGTTGCTAAAGGAATTGCCGCAAGACTTACTGGCTGTGTAGCTTGCCAAAAAGTTCCTGTGACTGCTACTGGGTTTGTGATTGAATCTAAAATCCAAGAACCACTTTGTGTTACTCCGTGAGTAGGTACAGCTCCATAAATTGAAACTGGCAAAGTGTTAGAAGTTGAAATGTCTGTGCCGCCTTGAGTAAGCTGGCCATCGAATGAACCACCACCACCGCTTGATACCGGGTTACCGTTCACATCTAATAAAGTAACTCCGTTTATATGCGCACCATTCCCTACATTAGAAACTAATGGCGCCGTGTTACCCGTGTTTTTCTCGATTGCCGCGTGACTTATATTACTCATCGTAAAAGTTAACGCCGCTATTAAAATATTTTTGGTGATTTGTCTCATATTACCCCTAAGCGTATATACGTTCATTTTGTTTTCAAATAAAAAAATACGGGACTAAGCTTTAGTCGTGTGTTTCTTTTAACTACCCCACCCATTTTTTAAAGCTTTTTTCAACATAACAGTAACTAAAAATTCTGGTATTTTTGCCTCGAGCATTTCTTGGCGAAGGGTATCGGCGCCCCTTTTGACGATGTCGTCCTTTAAACTTTTATAGAAAACAGGGTCGAACGGTATCTTAATGACTAAAGCGTCCATTATTCATCCCCATTTTTCTGTAATTTATAAACTAAAGTGCATCGGCAATTACATACTTGATCGGCGCCCCCGCTTGAATCGCCCGGGCAGTCCATTGAAGCGTCGGGCGGTACGGTAAAGTTTTCGTCGATTAAAGCTGTGACTCCGTCCATTGCTAAATGGTCGGCCCCACCATGATCGCCGTCACGAGTGCGGTCGTCGTCAACCGCAACCCATTCCTTCATCATGCCGGGGATATCTAAAGCTTTTACGGCTTCCATAGCCCCATTATTTGAAGCGGCGGCAACCTCTGTGCGTGCGATAAGTTGAGATCGTGACGAAGTTAATCCGTCAAATTCTTGTTTTAAATCGCGCGCTAATTCTGGGTTTGAATCCCCATCGATAATCGCGCGTTCAACTAATCTTTTTGTAACTTGATGAATTTTCTTTTTAGTAGTGCCCTCGATTTGTGTGATCGCTTGGCCTGTTCTACGCTTTACAAATGATTCGACAAATGAGTCATATTTGCGGGTATTAGCTTTAGTCTCAATCGAAAGGCCTGATTCTTTAGCCTCGTGGAAAATCATATAGCCAAACTCTTTTAAAGTTTTCTTGATATGAACTTCCATGACGGATTTTACCCCGCCCATTGATTCAGCTAATTGATGTAACATAGCGTATTCAACTAAACGAACGTCCACTCCCTTAGCCGATTCAGCTAATTCAGTGTTCATTTTGTCGAAAGCTTTTTCTAAATCGCGTTTAAATTCTTTAGCTAAATTATCACGGCGAGCGTTTTGTTTCTTGTAATTGTTCACGCGCTCGTTACGGTTCACTAAATTAAAAGACTTCCAACCTTTTTCGGTAGATTTAGGGGGTACTATTTTTGGTTTTTGAGGGTTTTTAGGGTCTTTTTGTGGTATATTATCGGTATTTTCCGGGTCCGAGTCTGGTATATTATTGGTATTTGTCGGGTCATTTTCAGGCGCATTAGGGTCTATTTCGTCTTCGATTGTGGTGTCCACTACCAAAGTAGATAAGTCCTCAACCGCTTGATTATTGATTAAGAATATATCGCCGCCCTCGACTTCATCTTGACCTGTGGCTTTACGTTTTTCGTTGATCGTTAGCCAATTAACATTTGCTAAAGAAGTGTATTTTGATTCACGTTTTTCAACTAATGCCTCGATGTCATCTTTATCGTAATCAAGTTCCACTTCTCCGAACTGTGGAGCAAGCCATCGATTTAATTCGTCACGGATTACGTCCATAAGTGGCAAAACTGTGTCCTCATAAAACGAAAGGCGCGCTTCTTTATAGTTATTGTAAGTTTTCGCACCAAGGCCGAGCATTTCAGGGGGAACACCGTAAACGGTCGCGATCTCAACGCCCGAAACTTCTTTAGACTTTAGGAAGTCCATATCTTTAGGGCTTAATGAAATTTGTTTCCATTCAAGACCGCCCTCTAATATTAAAGGACGACCCGCGTTTTTCGACCCAGCATAAGCGTCTTCAAATTCCGATCTCAAACGACCGTATTGATTTTCGCTTATTTCGCCTCGTGGGTTGGCTTTTGATTCTGTGATCTGCAAGACCCCCGAAGGGGTCGCAGAGTTTTTAAGCATAGATAAGTTCCACACATTAGCGGAATTTGATTGATCAAGTGAAAGCATGGCCGCTTCCAATGGACTTAAACCATACCAATCATTTGTCGGATTGAACGTCTTAATGTGCATAATGTTCGACGTAAGTTTAATTTGATCAACGGGCCAACGCTTTGACCGACCGTTCGCTGTGAACTCAAAAAATAAAGGGTAGCCGTCGGCGCCCGGAATGATTTTCATACGATCAGGGCGAACAGGCCATAACTCGGTAGGGGGTTGGTTTTCAAAGCCCTTAACAGACTCGATATATGTGTTACCCGCTAAAAGATAATAAGCGACAACGGCCTCAATAAATTTCGCTTGGCCTTGCATAGCGTTTGGTTTTTCTAATAACAATAATAAAGGATGATTTTCTAATTCGATGGGTTTAGATTGCCCCATTTTTCTTTTAGAGTAGACTTCCCACTCGATACCCGCGCACGCAGTCGCAATCATGTGGACGCATTTATAAACGAGGACGTTGTTAGCGTACCCTTTTTTACTGAAATTTTCATAATTAGCGGGAGTCGCTTGCGCTTGTCCGGTAACTGTGAAGCTTGAGACCTTGCGGGCTTCCGAAGCTTTTTGAAAAAATAGGTTAGATAGTCGTTCTTTAATGGTCATAAAGTCCTTACTCTTGGCCGTGAAGTTCCGCGCATAGAAAAATACTCAATCATCATGCTTGTGGTGTCAACGGTATCGTCGTGGGCCGCACTCGGGAATTTTTCATGTTCAAGTAAAAAGTCCTCAATTCCCTCTATGCGGTCATTTAAAAAACATCGTCCCGATTCGACTTTCGGCGTCACGGCACTTGCTCTAGTCACTTTATCTAGTCTGCCTGGGTCATAGGGAATGACGGGTAAGTCCGTCTCACGTATTAAAGTCTGAATAAGACTTGAGCCACTACTCTTGTCCTCAATGACCACGGCATTAGGTTTATGTTTACTGAAATTTGTGAAAACGGCACGCTCTAAATCAGGCGCCTCAACTTTTTCCCGCCATAAGTCTAACATAAAAAAACCCTTTGAGGTTTTCGCCCACGTCGCACACACAGAGTAGTCATTCGTAACGCCCGGCTTTTGAGCGCAATCCCAGAATTGAACTATTTGTTCGATGTCTAAAGGAAGGTCTCTATACCATTGCCACCATTTACGTTTGAACATTCCGCCGTCCGCGGGCTTAGGGTCTTGCTGTAATTGTCCAGATGAAGCGAGTGACCCCATGTCGAGTTTTAATTCTTTTATAGATTCAAGACTAAACCTCGCGGGCCATAATAGTTCGCCGTCTCTAGCTCGGGGGTCTTTAAATTGTAAAAACGTATTTGATTTTAATTTAGAGTTTGATTCGTATTGAGCGGGTAGAATTAAATGATCGTACCCGCCTTTTTTTAATAGATGTCCTGTTAAATCGTTTTCGTGAAGACGTTGCTGTATGACCACACGCCCGACTTTTTTAGGGTCGTTCGCTCGTGACGACATTACTTCGTCCCACCAACGATTAGCCTCGTTACGTACTAAATCACTATGCGCATCGGTCGCACTTTGAGGGTCATCGGCGACTAAGTAATCGCCCCCTTTACCTGTAAGCGTACCGCCCACGGAAGTCGCGACCCTAATACCGCCCGCAGTGTTTTGAAACTCTGTTTTTAAATTAGCGTCTTCGCGAAGTGCCCACGCGCCATTAACTAAGCGTTGATATTCTGTCGACTGAATAATGTCCCGTGATTTAACAGAATCTTGCATCGCAAGCGATTGAGAGTAAGACGCATAAATAAATTTTCGATGCGGGTTGGTTAACCATACCCAAGGCGCCCACATAGCTGCAATGATAATGGATTTCATGTGCCTCGGGGGGATGTTGATGATTAACTTAGGGATATGAAATGTCGTGACGGCCTCTAAATGTTCACATATTTCTTTAATATGCCAACCCTCAACGTAGGGGGTCCCCGGCTCTATGACGTGCCAAAAATGTTCAACGAAAGCTTGAAAGTTATTTCGAATCGTCCAGTCTCTAAACCGGCGTTGCTCGTTAACTTCCGCTATTGTCTGGTTTAACCGCGAGTCGCCGATAGTTAGCCTCTAATTCCTTCATTTTTTCGTCTTTATTTAAGATATTATCGAAAGTAACTTTATTTATTTTAGCGAGACGGGCGTGCTCCTCTCGCATTTGATCAAGAGTTAAACCTTTAAATGAGTCACTCTCTTCGAGGACTACCGTCTCGGCCATTTTGCCAAGTAGACGACTGACAAAATATTCAATCGTAGCGATGTCGCCGGTATTACAATTATCTCGGATTGATAAGCATACTTGTCGCTCGAAAGCCGACAAATTAGGGTTAGCTAAATAATCATCTAATTCTTTTGGGGTTGACCATATATAAATATTGTAAAGGCGTGAAAGCATACCCCTAGATAGTGAGCGACCGAGACGCTCCTCTCGATCAAGTTCCGCTCGATTTTTTCCCGCGGTGTGCTTCTTTTGGAATGTTGTCTTATTTTTCTTAGATGGGTTTTTACCAGTTCTAGGCATACACCTATGATTCCCACTGGGAAACTACGTGTCAAGTCCTTAAGCCGTTAGACTAGGATTTTCATAGATTCTTGCGAGTTCGATTCCGAACTGATAACAGGCGTCAAGCCAAACAGAATGAGGCTCACCAATTAAATGCAAGCTTTTGTCGTGAATAAAAGAATTAAATTGAAGCCAAACATCGGGAGTAGGCGCAACGGTCAAAACCTCGCCCCACCCTTTAGCAAACGCAATTTGAATATGTGTTTTACTTATTTTTAAGTTCATCGTCGTCATTAAGCTCATATTGCCCGCACGTCGGACATTTTTTCAAGTCTAGATATTCCTCTAAAAGTACCGTAATCAAATTATTTAATTTTATTTTGCTTGACTTTAGTTTTTTTAGAATTTCGGGACTTAACCGGACACTTGTTATTTTTGATTTATTCATCTTTTGGTATTCCTTTACAGTGTACGCACTCTTTATAGTGCATGAATCGGGTCGGATATTGACCTTTACTTTCAATACGCATCGTTTCTAGTTGATACTCGTGAAAGCCGAGCATACACAATATTTTTCTAATCATTATAACCCCGCACTTACGACAACATTATCGCCATAAGCATTTAAAAATTTCGTATCAAGTAAAGTGCTACCGTTATAAATTTCAACCTTAATTTGAATCGGGTCGTGGTCATATTTATAACAAGATAAAACAACATTTTCAGATGTTAAAGGCCCCGACGTTGGATAAAGTTTGTAATCAACTAAATCCGGCGCGATACCTGTTAACTCAATTTGTGAACTCGCTAAAGCGATATGCGACTCGGTCGCAAGTCCTTGGTCAATCGTAACTAAACAACCAACATAAGCAAACGCACCCGTAAATTTCACACGAAAATTATTGGTGTCAACGGGAGTCGGAACGCTCCCACCATTTGAACCGCCGCCCGAACCGCCACAACCTACTAATAATAAAGCCGTTAAAGTTAATAAAATATTTTTCATATTATTTGCCTTCCATTTTAATTTTAAGATTTGTTAAAGTAGTTATTTTAATATTCAAAAAAGAAATTAAACTTAAAACTTCCACTTGACCTTTCACGTCGTTAGCGTCAACGCGATCATATTCGATACGCGCCTCGTATATTTCAGTTGTTATTTTTTCGATCTCACTGTTTAAAACTTCCATTGCTTTTGACATCTTAACCGCCTTTGTATATATCTAATGTAATACACAAGTATTACAAAATCAAGCTTTATTTTTTAAGTTTACCAGATTGAGACGTTTTTTAAGTTAAGCTTTTCATCAAAATGGTACGTTTTCATTTCAAGTTCAAAATCAATACCTGTTTTCGTAACTATAACTTTACCTCTAGCCAAGTAATCAGAGGCCATGGTACTGCCATACTTTTTGCCGAAAAAATATTGTAAGCCGTTTTTTATTTTATCTATGTTTGTTACGTTTAAAGTTTTCATATTGACCGCCTTTGTATATATTTAATGTAATACATAAGTATTACAAAAGCAAGTACTAAAATATTTTATTTTCAAAGTGTCTCGTAATGAAATATTTTATTACTTACATATCTAAAATCGCGCTCACGTCGAATATACCATTATGCCCTATGATCGCTTGAGACGACTGGCATCGCTCTTTTATCTCTTTAGCTTTAATACAGCCTTTTTGGTCCTTCCATATTTCACATAGTTTTGACCAATTAAAGATTAAACAGATGTTAACCCGCTCGGGTATCACACGGACGTTTAAAAAGACGTACGCCTTTTGACCCATAGCTTTGGCCTCGCCTAAAGCTTTTATTTGACTAGGCCTCATATCGTACTCGCTAAAAGCTTCCCATTTTCTTATCTGTTTACACTCAATCAATATTAAACCTTTTTTGTCACATGTGATAATATCGCACGGCTTGGGCGCTGTGAACCTCGTCATGCTTTGAGTCCATGACGCCGGGCTATCCGGCGGCTTATAAGCGAAGACACAACCATGTGCCTTTAAAGAGTTCATAACTTCCGTAATAAATATAGCTTCCTTCATTTAATAACCCCCAAAACGTGTAAAGTAACGTAAAGCAATGTAAAGTATTGTAAAGCAATGTAAAGCGACCGATATCCAAGCGACTTGATCTAAGAATTTAATCTTAGCTTTATGTGTGATCAAAGCAGTTTTATGTGTGATCAAAGCAGTTTTATGCATGCCTATAAGTTCATTTAAACCGTTGGCGCGTTCGTGCAATCCCTCCAAACATTCGTTTACCGAAGCGTTATAAGCTTTTTGGCTTTGAATTGACGAAATTTGCATTTGCTGTAAAGCCCACAAAGTATTAGCCGCGTGAACACTATCAACGTAGTTTTCGTAAACCATTTTTTCCGCGGTCTTGTTTAAATGTTCGTCCCGAAACTCTTGGTATGTAAGAATCTTAAATTTTTGTTCCATGTTAGTTTTTAACCTTTCGTGTTTAAAATATAGGCACCAATAAGCGAAGCGTTTAACTGATAACTATTATCATTTGTTCGGCGCCGGTAACCTTGGTAACCGGTAACCTTGGAAGTTCAAAACTTTCCCGAAATCCCCCAGAGCGCTCAAAGTGCGGAAGACTCGTGAGCGCTATAGGTATAGAATAGTAAAAACTATAAATTCTTTTATATTTCAAGGTTACCAAGGTTACCGTTTTTTGTATGGGGGCTAAAGTATTGATTTTATACATACTAAAATCCGACGTCCTCGGTAACCCCGATTTTTTCCACGGTTACTTTATCGGTTACCACGGTTACTTTTGGGTCATTTTTGACTGTTTTTTGTGCTTTTTTGTCTTTTTCTGCGAAAAACCACTTTTTTGTTCTTTTTTTACTTTTTTCGTCCACGAAGGTTTTTCTCTCAAAACCATGCTTTCGAAGTACCCGACCGAGTCTGTGAGACGTCGCCAAGGTTACCGAATCGCTTCCACGGTTACTAAGCGGGTTCATTTTTTCGTACAATTCGATCAACGTAAACGGGAGTTTTCCACATTCTAACTCAATTTCAGACAACGCTTTTAGGACCTCATTTTCGCTTTCGTCGGTCACTTCAAACTGTTCATGCATAATTTTTAAGCTATTCTTAAACGCCTCATCGATGCCCGACCATAGTAATTCCCCGGCTTTATAAGCTGTCATTGCTTCCGCAAATAATAGGTCCCGGATAGCCCCAAGACCCGTGACATCAACCTCACCCACTTCGACCGGCCAAAACCTACGGTTACCCGTATCGTCCTTTAAGAACTCCTCCCGGTTCGTTGTTCCCACCAATACGCATTGACGGGGGTAAGCTTCCGATACGCGCCCGTAGGGCTTACGGAACTCATCAACGCGGCTTGAAACGAACTGTTTAAAGTGGTCCGCATCGGCTTTAGTCATCGAATCAAGTTCGGCAACTTCAATCAACCAATGACGATGAATAATGAGAAGTGCGTCTTTATCGCCGATCGCGCCTAAGTTATCAGTGAACCACTCGCCCCCAAGGGCGCGCATAGCGGATGATTTTCCCACGCCCTGACCGCCTTGGAAAATCACGACTTGATCGTATTGACAACCCGGATGAAAAACCCGGTACACCATAGCCAAGATCAATTTGCGTCCGATAACACTTAAATAGTGATCGTCATTTGTGGCGTGCATGTAAACCTTAAGCCATGAATCAAGGCGCTTGACCCCGTCCCATTTACAAGACTCTAAATATTCACGGATTGAATGGCGTTTAAAATGCGCCCCCACTTTAGAGATAGCACGTAAAACAAAGTTTTCGTCACACTCAAGCGACCAAACTTGCGATAACCAATTTATGATTAAAACTAAATCGAGGTCTTTTAATCGTCTCGGCACTTCAATTTTGGTGTCTTTTTCCCACGGCATAACCCCGTAAATAAATTCAGTGGAATAAAAAAGATCGTGGAATATAAACCCGCCTTTTTCCTCTAACGAATTTTTGATAATTAAATAGATATTAAAATTAGTTTTTTTGACGTTTCCATTTTCCGTCATCTTTAATAGCGCTCGCCAATCGCTTACGGGTTTTACTTCCGTCTCGTAAAACGTATCTAGTTCAATCGCCATTTTTTCTTTTTCATCTTTAGACAATGAATCGTAATCGATGAACTCGACCTCGTCGTCAAAAGACGTAAGATTTGCGATCTCGTTACGTGCTTTTTGAAGCCCGTATTTGTGAAGCCAAGCGGCGGCGTACATGCGATCGGTTGTTTTACGATGCTCGAAAGCGACATCGCCTAGATAATTTTTCTTATCTGTTAATATTGATAAAATTTCATCGTCTGAAAACCCTTGTCTACACAGATAAAGAAATACAGCCATTAAAGCCGCTGTTCGGTCATCTTTATATTGTTCCATTCCCTCACCATTAACGATCAATTCGTAGAATTTTCCATTAACTCGGGAATCAAAAGATATGTCGATATCAATAACATTAAATTTAAAACCTTTCGCGGGACTCGTGCGATCACTTTGAACGCGGTCACGTTCCGGTTTTTCATAATCTACAAACGAGGCCGCAATTAAATCCGTTTCGCTTCCTAGTATTTTTTCCCACGTATATTCTTTATTAGTTAAAGGATGAACCGAAGGGGGTAAAAGAACTTGTTGGCCCTGACATAAAAGTTCGATCTCAAACGCGGGACGCATCCGTAAACCTTTTTCAAGTTCGGGTTTAGTCAGCATTTCAATGTCGCGTTTTGACGGTTTTCCCTCAAGCCCCATAAATGTTTTTACTAACTTTTCGCAGCGATACAGAGTTATCTTATTGATAGGTTGATCGACCGAAACGTAAACGTGCATTGAGCCGTTCCCGCGCCCACTCAAAACCTTTGGTGAGTTTTTCCAACCCGGAAAAATCTCGCTCAATTTTTCGTGCATCATTTTTAAATCGTTTTCGTCACTTGATTTTAAATCGCAGTCGATAGCTGCAAGATATTTCCCGTTTTTTAGTTTTGAGGCCACACCAAGCCGGACGCCGATGTTCATTCCGGGAATATGTTGCTTTAATAAAAAAGCTTTTGTGTGCCTTGGCCCGCTTGTCCAGCTACTATCTACGGGACGCTTGTCTTTAGCTTTAATATTTATGATCGCAAGACCTAAATCATGAAGACGCTCTATTTCGAGTTGTATTAAGTTTTTCATCTAATTCATATCCCCATGAAATGGTTCAATCATTTCAGCATACGTTACTCGCCCGTGACTCATCCGATTTATTTTTATTTTTACTTTATCTTTTGGCGCTTGCTTTTTTTGAAGCCATGCCGTGATAGTAGCCTGTTTTATTTTCAAAAGTTCGGCCACTTCTTTACGCCCTGTGCGTTCAATCCAAGTCTTTAACGTCATATATTAACCCCCACCGTAATAAGACATCACACTACATAATAGGACATCATGTAAAATAATCACATTTCATTAAAAATGAAATTTCATAAAATATGAATTGACAAAAGTATTGACCGCGCCTTAGTTTGGGGTCAACGAAATTATTTAATTGCTTTTTTTATTATTTTAGGTGTTTATGTTTTTAAGTTTTTCAGGCAATATGTTTATTTTTACGTGCTCTTACGAGTTACGTCATACCGCTAAAAACGCGGGCCTTATGTGGTCACCTGTCCTAAAAAAATGGTATACTCAATATTATTCAATCGCTATCAATTTAAAAAAATATGCCGATGACTCGGCGCTAAAAGAATTTGCAAAAAGTGAAATTCAAATCACTGATAAAGCGCCCGAAACTGTTTGGCCTAAAGGGCTTACGCCTAGACCCTACCAATTGAGGGGCGTTCATCACGCGACCACTAGATATAGATGTCTGTTAAGACATGACCCGGGAACAGGCAAAACCATTGAAGCCGCTTTATGTATGAACGCAATTCGTGGCAAAACTTTAATCATCTGCCCGCCTTTTTTAAAAATAAATTGGATGCGCGAAATTAACACATGGTGCGTTCCGAAACGATCGGTTACTTTAGTCGAGACCGGCGAAATAAAACTTTACGATTTGTCGGCTGACGTGCTAATCGTGCCGGATTCATTAGTCGCTAACTCTTACGTCAGACAAGCTTTATTATCACATAAATTTGAATGGCTTTTTATTGATGAAATTCATCGCTTTAAAAGCCACGACGCACAGAGGACTCTAGCGGTTCTCGGCGGTCAAAAAGGGCGCACTAACTACGGCGGCCTTATTCCTTTAGCTACGCGGGTTGTAGGGCTTACCGGGACGCCAATGCCCGCACGCCCCATTGAACTGTGGCCAATGTTAAACGCGCTTGCGCCTCAAGTAATAGATCACATGAGTCGTTTTAAATATGCTGAAAAATATTGTAACGCTTTTTTTGACGGTTTTGGTTGGAACCTCAACGGCGCAAGTCACCAAGATCAATTACATATAAGATTAAAAGAAAAATTCATGCACACGGTTAAAAAATCCGAAGTTTTGACCGAGCTTCCGGATAAGATTTACGACCGCGTTTATATCGATTCAAGTGAACTTAAAAAAGATGTCGCTTCATTTGATAAGCAAGCTATGGCCGACATCGCGGTTGACGATATGACGACGAAAGCCCTTGGAAAATTAGCCGCGCATCGTAGGGATTTAGGCGAGGCGAAAACGGCATTTGCTATCAAGTACATTAAAGATTTATTAAACGATATGGACGAATCAATTTTAGTTTTCGGTTGGCATAAATCGGTATTAAAAAGTTTATGCACGGGCTTATCAGAGTTCGAACCTTTTTTAATTAATGGTGAGACGGATAATAAAACCCGTATGGCGTACGTTGATGAATTTCAATCTAATAAAAATCGAAGACTGTTCGTGGGGAATATCCAAGCGATGGGGGTTGGCTTAACTCTAACTAAAGCGACTCGAGTTATCTTTGTAGAATACTCATGGACGCCGTCAGATAACGAGCAAGCCGAAGACCGATGTCATCGCATTGGACAAACACGAGCGGTCTTCATTCAATATTTAGTTGTAAACGAAACAATAGACGAGTGGGTCTTGGATTCCATAAGTCAAAAACAAAAAAACATAAAAAGGATAGTGGGGTAAAAATGGACTCGATACAAAAACAAAAAGTGGTTTTAGATATATCGTCAAAGTTATTTTCGGAAATACTTTTACAAATGCGAAAAGACGCTACATACGGAAAATTAACAGAGCTAGATACTAAAGAGATAGCCGATCAATGTATCGATGACGCATTAGTATTTTTAGGTATGTTTAAAGAACTTATGTTTATGGATTGATATGTTAGTTAAAGTTAACTCGACCATAAAAGAAAATGCGCCGCCGTTTCAAAGTGCTTTTTGTGCTGAGTGTGATACCGCGGTCTCGTCGTTTTTTCGTCAACCTAATCAAACTTTTTTATGTACAAGATGCGCGTTACACGCTAAAGAAAAACTTCGTTTAACGACGGCGATTGAAAAAGCTTACGACATTTTAAAATTTGAACTCGATAAAGCTTCGGGTCAACATACAAGTAAAATCAACCTTCGAGGTGCGGGTATCTATTTAGAGCGCGCACTTCGCGGCGATAATTAAAAGGATAAAAAAAATGAAACCTAATTATGGTAGGGTACGGATACCTGAAAATTTATTGGAACTTTATCCTTTAATTCAAACGCGTTTTAACGACTATAAATTCCCTGATCATTTTCAAGAATGTTTTAGGCTTGGTTTTTTAAACGGTATAAAAGTGGTTGAAAATTTAGAATATGTTAACAGCCTTTCGACTGCGTTGAAAATTGCACTAGATCGTAATACGAGACTAAATCAACTTATCGAAGACCAAATAGAAATAGCAAAAATATGGGAAAAGAAATATATGGACTTAAGAAAAACAGGGGTAAAACATGAGTAAATTTTTTCCACGTAAAGCGGTATTTAAAGAGCAGTACAAACAGAATCAAATCAAGGTGCGACTTGAGACTCCGCGACTTGAAAAACTGTCCGAGAAAATTGTCGAACTTCGTACACAAGGGCTTAACCTTCCACACGAGGACATGACTCAAGACGAGTTATATATTTATAACAAATATTTAAGAACTAAAGACGTTTTAATAGCAAACGAACTCAACCTAATTTCGTCACGAAAGGAAAAAACCGATGACAAAACAGACACTAATTAGAGGCCTTTTAGCTTTCATATCCGAACTTGAAAAAGAAGACGGCGCGGAAGTTAAACCAAAAGCTAAAAAAGAAAAAGCACAACCCGAAACTCCGATCGAGCCTGAAATTAAAATGGAAGACTTAATCAAAGCCGCTCAAGCGTTCCAAGAAAAACACGGGCGTGAAAAAGCGATCGCGACTGTTCATTCGTTTGGTGCGAAAAATATTAAAGACACACCAAAAGAAAACTATAAAGCCTTAATGGCGGCGTTAAATGACTAAGGCTCACGCGAAGCTTTCAGCGAGTTCGTCAGAGCGTTGGCTTAACTGCCCCGGCTCAATCGCTTTAATAGATAAAGCGCCGCCGCCTCGTGAATCTAAGTACGCGGTTGAGGGGACGACCGCGCACGAATGTATGGAAAAAATGCTTTTAAGTCAGATGTCCGATGCGGAACTCATCGCAAAATACGGCGACGAAATGTTCAAAGCGGTTGTCGAAATGCGCGAAGCCGTTGGAAGCCGTATGGTCTTAGGCTCTGAAAAAATGATCGTCGAAACAAAAGTTAAATTCCCGATGCAAGATCACGAAGGTAACGAAATGTTTGGGACGGTTGACTGTGCTATTTTAGATCAAGGCCACTCGTTGGTTGTAATGGACTACAAACACGGCGCCGGCGTTGCGGTTGAACCTGAAAAAAACTTGCAAATGATCTATTACGCGATCGCATTAGCTGACAAGTACCATTGGAACTTTCACACGGTCGAACTTGTGATCGTTCAACCAAGGGCGTTTCACGAAGAAACGACACGCTCGTGGACAATAACTATCGAAGAGTTACAAAATTTTGTAATCTTTTTCGAAAAAGGAATCGCAAGACTTAAAAAAGCGAAGCCGCATTTGTTCGCCGGCAAGTGGTGTAAGTTTTGTGCGGCCTCTGTGATTTGTCCCGAACAGACGACTAAGGCCTTGCAAGCGGCTAAGATCGCTTTTG